TCGCGGATGGTAACCGTTTGTCCTTCTTCTAATGGTTCTCCTGTGTAGGGATTCTCAAATTGAAATTCCTTGGCGGCGGTATCTGCCCCTGATTCTGTAACTGCATCTCGAAGTTTTGTAAATTCTACGGATGCTTGAGATAGTGAAGCTGTATTTTTGTCTCCACTTAGTTTTTTATAATTTGTTCCAGCGAAAGAGTCTTGACTAGGATTCAAAAAAAGTTCACCACCAACTGTGCTAGAAATACCTCCTGTTGTTGTATCTATGATTGCATATTTAGCACTTACGCCTGGTTCATGATACATTGTTGGTTTGCCGTTTACTAATTTACCCGTAAAATGTTCTGTAGGTTTTGGATTCTTACCATCCTGTATCATCACCATTTGATAACGCCCATCACCCGCAGTTTGTGGTTCCCCATCCTCGCCTTTTACTACCTCCGCACCTGAGATTCCGTACTTGCCTGTATCAGGGTCTTTCTCGACTTGGAACTTTTTCTCGCTACCCAACAGCGTCTGCCTAAGTACATCCGTATCTACCTGTGCGGTCTTCTGCCTGATAGGTGCTTCGACACCTGTAATAATATCGCCAAGGTCGCCACCCGCGAATCCAGCATCGGCATACATCTGTGCATATTCGCCTTGTCCGAGCAGTTGCTCCATTTGTGCCTTCATGGCATCTGCCATGCCCTCGCCGTAGCTTGGTTGTGCTGGATAGTTTATATCAGGTGAGCTTCCCATAATTTATTTCCTCCGAGAGATAGTATTAAATTTGTAAAATTTGACGGGTTTGTTTTTCAATTGTCGCATCCATCCAACGAGTGGGAGTGGATATGGTATGCGTTTAATAAATTCGCTTACTCCGTTTTTACCCACCGCCGTATTGACATACCAGGCATCGGGATCTTCGACATTCCATTGGTCTTGCGGGTGTACATCGCTTTTCGAATTTACCGCTTTGCCGAGTAGGAACGAGTCGGGGGTAATGAACACATAGCCGTTCGCGCAGTAAGCCGCAATGTCGCGGTTCATGTCGATTCCGCACTTGTCGTACAAGTCTTTGGCTTGGGCTAGGATGTTCATGGTGCGGTTGTTTTATACGGATGGTTGGAAGGTAGGTCTGCGGTAAGTCCCCACTTATGTGCTAGGTAACCTTCGATCTTGTCGGAGTTAGTTTGCGTTACATCTTCGGTAAATATTACCTCACCCCAATCGGAGTCCGCGTTGTTCTGATAATCGTTAAGTTTTACTGACATAGCACCCATTGTGGACAATCCTGACTGCGCGACATTGGTGTTATACTCAGTTGCATTTAAGGCTAAACTTGCTTGCCCATTGGGAATATCAAATTCAGCAGACAGCATAACCCATTGGTTTAATAGGTTGGTCGAGTTGCCTGTCATGCTAGTGCCTGGGTTCATGTACCAATCACCTGAGAACACACCCGCACCACTCATGTTAAACATGATCATTTGTAGGGTAGGATTACTCTTAGTAAATGTAACTAGTGCATCGTGATTATCAGAAGCTGTAACTTTAACTACAAAGTAAAACTTATGCACGGCAGTAGAACTAAAGGCTATACTTGTGAACGAAGTCGCATCCGAGTTGTTGTCGAATCGTAAGATGTTCTTGTTATTCTGTGCGGTATTAACGGCTGTGAGTGTGCTACCACTATCAGCATTAAAGGTGTAGTTATTACCTGATTTATCTGCGATCTGTGTGACATTGCCGCTAGATGAAGTGAAGGTCGTCTGATCGTCCATATCGAGCCACAGACGAGTGGTAATAGATGATGGGTTCCAAGCGGCATTAGTGGAGCCGCTAATCGCAAGTTGCATCTCATCCGCAAATGCTTCACCGATGTCAAACATATCGTTCACGCCATTACTATTAGTATCAGAACTGCCATCGGCTGAAGCACCTACATGGTTTTGCGAAGCACTATGACCGTAGGTTGCGGCATCTACGATTCCTACATACGCATCCGCATTAGCGACAGGAGTTAAGTCTGTGCCATACCCGATCTTTGTTATTACTATAGGAAACTGAGAGGTATTAGATACGCCATAGGAATTTCCAAGAACGCTTCTTACTGCTGCTATAAATGTATTAAGACCACTAACAGACGCACCACTCTCACCTTGCCACCAAATCATCCCCTTAAAGTTCCAAGAGTATCCAGCGTTGGTTAGCTTGGTGGTAGCATCTGAAAGTGCAGCGAGTAATCCACGATAGCAGTCCCCCTCTCGGTTGCCTGTAGCGGTAGTGTCCCAATCGGAAAGAGATGTACCAGCGTTAAGGGTGGATGCACCTACAGCGTATTTAAGAATACCTATTGGTTGTGTGGTAAGATTGATTGCGTTGGCTCGACTTACAAATCCTAGCTCAGGGCCAAAATTAGGGGAGTTGACCAGGTTGTTGCTATCCCCTCTCGTACTTCCCGCTACTAGCGAAGTCGCCCAAGTCGAGTAGTTTTGTGTGGTCTCAGCGTTAGAAGTACTGTCATGCCATGAGGTATAGAACAACCCGTCCTGTGTCGCCTGAGCCGATGTAAGGTCGGACACATCCGCCGCGCCATGTGCATTGGATTGACCCGCTAATATGAACAGATCGATTGTTTGGTTGGTGATTACTGAGTTATCAAATGTACGATACCAAACGCCATTATAAAAGTAGGACATTGTAGGAGTACCGCCAATCGTCCCATCGGTAACTAAAGCGTTCGTTCCAGCGGAAGCGGCAAGTGGTAGGTTTGCTTTTGCGTAATTACTGATCTGTACGCCATCCGCTCCGTCTGCTCCGTCCGCTCCATCGCTTCCGTCATTTCCCGCCACGCCTTGTGGTCCCTGGAATTGTGCAAGGTCATTCCACGCGGTCACGCCATCACCGATCTTTAGAATCTGATTTGTTGTATCGAATCCCGGCTCGCCTTCGCTTAGGATAATTGGGTTTGGACTTGTGACTGACCAATTCGCCGCAGTATCCCGCCTTAAAAATATGCGTCTAATACTCATAGGGATGCACTACCTCCGTTGATATCTGTGGCCTCTACATATTGCAGAGCCGCACGGCCACCATCCACGATTCCTGTGGCGGAGTTCTCTAAGTCTGTTATTCGCTGATCAGGCACTTCCACGGTTGGTTCGCCTAATTGGTTGAGTGACGCAGATCCAACCTCTGTTCCTGTGGCAAAGGTAAAGCCTCTTGTTACTGTAGCGGTGATAGGCATTATGCGTACTCCCTCCTTGCATTTGCACCATTGGCTATACCCTCGATACTTATGTGTCTAAATTTTGGTTGCCCCGCAGTTACATCAATCTCGATGTTTGCGGCGTAGCCACGAGCGCGTCCACTCCCAAAGCGTATTAGTTTATCCTGGCTCGTTGTCGCATTCTCGGTGTGTACGGTGTTCGTCCGATCCGGGTCTACTGTGTTTACCTTGATGGTGAATTGATCTCCGTTGGTTACCTCGCACCCGACTTGTCCGCGCCTCCACCTCTTTACATCGACATTCTCTAATGCGTAGGAACGGGTCTTAAGTTTGGCACTTATAGCGGTGGTTGTTGTGCTTACACTCCCAATCGTTCCTGTAATATCTGTGGTACTTTCCTCGATTAAATGCCAGCCCTTATCGGAGACTGCAAAGAGTCTGCGTCTTTGTGGGCTAGTGCCATGAAGTACGGTTACAAAATCATCAACTTGAAAACCAGCGGGAAAACTATCCACGCTACTCCATGCTGTATTTAGTATATCATAGACGAAAACTTTATTATTCGTAGTAGATGATCCGGTGGGAACTGCTAGGTAGTATTTATTGTCAAATACGATACCTACCGATTTGTCGGCATGAGCATAATTAACATCTGCGAATTGATCCTGGATGGGTTGTGACAACGGCAATGCTTCTCCACTTACTTTCGAGATTGCGACCCCAAGGTTTTTTGCCGGGTCGAGTCCTTGTTGTAAGGTGTACACGCCATCATCGGATAGGAAGTAATACTGTGGTCCACTCGCGGCTACACTCTTTCGGGCAACGCATCCTCGTTGACGAGTAATCTCAAATACGCCAGCAGAGTTGGTAAGTGCTGTATTGTTTATTATATGGATGGAATTTCTAAAGAATACGATTAATTGATTTTCCAAGTAAGGAGTAAATCCCACCAAGCGATCTGCGGTTCCACGATTGATACGGAACTGTGATTCTGCGGGATAAAAATTATCGGTGTCTAAAATATCCGATGCTAGTACAGTATACTGCGAATCATCAGGCTGGGGGACAAATAAACGATTACTAAGGAATACTCCAAAATTTGTCCGTGGGCATTCAATCCTTCCCGCTCCCGGAGTAGCGTTACTCTTAACTACGAATGCGGTGGGTGTTGTGTAGTCCCCATCCCATTCAAGTGGATCTTTATTTTCTCCACGAAAGAGGATTAGTTTTTGGAGGGCTTGTACGAGGCTTGCGTTGTCCGAAGACTCAACTGTTTCCCCCACAGGGTAAGCAATGTCGATACCTGTGTTATTTTGATCGTTCCAAAGAATGAGTTTATCCTTAGTCGCAACAGCGATAAATTCTGCCCCGGTTGCGGGATCGCTAAATGTAGCGGATGTAAATACCTGGTCTGTTCCTGAGTAGGTAAGACTAACTGCTCCGGCCTTAAACTCGATACCCTTACGCACAGATGCGGTATCTCCTTCAAGTCGCATATTTTCAGATGCTTCCACTTGTCCACCCTCTAGCGATGTTGCCTCAAGGTACGAATTGATACCACGAAAACCACGATCCCCATCTGTAAGAATAGGGTCATCTAATCGACCGAGTGGAGTGGAGCTAGGCATCTACTTCTTTCGGATCTCTTGGTAGAGTTTGATCGACATATAGACGAGAGTCACCGCACCTACTGCGATGCCAAGGAAGGAGTCGAGTGTGGATAAACCAAAGGTGGCGGCTGTACCGCTCATTCCCGCTACTGAGACTCGATCAATCATATTCATTTATCTTCTGTGAGGCGATGGCCCGAAATAAAAGCCGAGGATTCCCATAAGGGCTGTTTGCCCCATGTATGCCAGGTGTCCACTCGATAGCGTGATGGGGTCTTGGCTGGCTGGCCATGAGACGATCCCAAAGAGTAATTCTGTCCTTCCTTCTCCGTGTGCATTGGTGATTGAGAGGAACTCGGCTTGCGGAAATGCGGTGCAGAGCAAGATGCACAGACAAAGAGTGCCAATGCCGATAAAAGCAATAATTCTACGAGAAAAATCCCGGAACTCATTATTACCTCCTTTAGCCAACTCAGCTTGGAGTTTAAGAAAATTTTCATTTGCACGG